CCTCCCTGGCAGTCCGGTCAGCCGCTCTGGTCGGACTGGTCAGCAGCGAAGGCCATTGCCGAGGGGTACAAGGCTTCGGTCTGGGTCTACCGGCCGATTGCCACCCTGGCCGATGCTGTCTCCTCCGTCCCGTGGTTCGTCGAGCGTAAGGCCGGCGATGAGTGGCTCCGGGTGGACGGTCACCCGATCGAAGTCCTGCTGGAGCAGCCCAACCCGGCCATGTCGCGCCGGGAGCTCTTCGAGCGCCTGGTGCAGCACCTGTGTCTGGCTGGCAACTCCTGCCTGCTGCGGGTGGGCACGAAGCGCGAGACGAAGGAGCTCTGGCCGCTCGATGTGCGGTACGTCAAGCCGATCCCCGACCGGGTGGAGTGGATCTCGGCTTACGAGTACGACGAGGGTTCGGTGAAGAAGCTGTTCCCGAGCGCGGACGTAATCCACGTCCTTCTTCCCGATCCGGCCAACCCGTACTGGGGCATGTCGCCGCTGCGGGCGGCTGCGAAGGCCGTGGACACGGATGTAGAGGCGGCAAACTGGGCGAAGCTGACCCTGCAGAGCCGCCTATCTGCAGAAGGGCTGCTGACCTTCTCGCAGGCCCTGACCCGAGACCAGCATGATGAGATCCGGCAGCGCGTGCGCGAGCGGATCACCGGAGCCGGTGGAGATCGGCTGCTGGTCGTGGGCGGCGAGGCGAAGTTCCAGCCCATGAGTAGCACGGCGAAGGACCAGGAGGTCAGCAGCCAGCGCCTTCTCACCCGCGAGGAACTGTGCCTCGCCATCGGCGTCCCGCCGATCATGTACGGGATTGGCGACCCGTCCTACAGCAACATGCGGACCGCCCAGCAGGCCCTCTGGCAACAGACGGTCATCCCCATGCTGGAGCGGTTCGCGGGCGCGCTCTCGCGGGCGCTGCTCGGCAACGACCCGAACCTCTGGCTGCGCTACGACCTGTCCGGTGTCGAGGCCCTCTCGCCCGACCTGGAGCGGGATGCGCGGGTGCTGCAGAGCATGATCGCGGCTGGCGTGGCCCCGGAGGCTGCTGCCGAGCTGATCGGGCTGCCGCTCGGGCCGGATGCGTTCGTGGTGTCAGAGCCGGAGCCGCTCCCGCCGCCGCTGCCGCAGATCGAGGAGCCCGCGGTCGAGGACGAGCGGCAGCCGGCCGAGCAGCGGCAGCGCAAGGGGGTCCCGCCGCCCGATGCGCGCAAGGCGATTGCCGAGTTGGACGAGGCCGCGGATGCCGAGGTGCCGGCCATCGCCAGGGAGTTTCTCGCCGCGCTCGAGGAGGTGCGCGGGTCCGTCCCTTTCGCCGAGATCGTGTCTTTGCTGGGGAGCGCATCCCAGGCGGACCTGGTGAGGAAACTGAACTTTGAGGGCCTGTACACGATGGCTCCGCGCCTGGCCGCTCGCCTGATCTCGGTCTTCCGCCGGGCTGGCCGCGTCTCGGCCCGCTGGCTCGCGCGTGCCATCGGCAAGCTGGTCGAGTGGCGCGGTGACGAAGCGGGCCGGCTGTGGAGCGAGTCGCGGGCAGAGCGGGCGGTCGAGCAGATCATCGTGGCGAGCGAGCGGGCGGCCGAGTACCTGCTGGGCTCCCTGGCGGTTGGCGCGCTGGCCGGCAAGTTCACCCCGGAGGGCATCGTGGCCGTGCTGCAGAGCGGCTTCGGGCTGAACCGGGCGCAGATCCGCCGGCTGGAGACGCGCGCGGCCAAGATGCTCGAGCAGGGCGCTTCGCCGCAGCGCGTGGTGCGCGAGCTGGAGAAGCAGGCCCGCAAGTGGGCGCTGGAGCGCGGGGCTCTCATCGGCGAGAACGAGGCCGTCGACGCCAGCCGCGAGGCGCAGCTGGAGATGGGGCGCGAGGCGCAGGCGGCCGGGCTGATTCGCAGCGTGTTGAAGCAGTGGGTGACGGTGGAGCGCGGCATCCTCTCGCCGGCCAGCGAAGAAGAGGCCGCCGAGCTCGGCGAGATCGACACCATCTGCTGCACCTGTCTGCACATGGACGGCGTGACGGTGGGCATTGACGAGCCGTTCGAGGTTGCGGTCGGCCACCCGGACGCCGAGGCCGGGCGGGATGCGAGTGGGCACACGGTCTGCGCTTACGGTGGCGAGACGATCCGCGTGAACCGGCCGGGCAGCGCGGTGCATCCGCTGTGCCGCTGCGGCATGTGGATTCTCGATCTGGAGGTGGCATGATGATTCTGAAGACGCTCCAGACGGAGCTCGCGGCGGACGACAGCCGCTACGTGGTCGAGGCGTACGCGAGCACGCGGGACCGCGACCTGGTGGGTGACGTGATCGCCGAGGGCGCGTTCGTCAAGAGCCTGCAGGCGCGGGCCGGGAAGATCGCGGCCCTGTGGCAGCACGACCCGCGGCAGCCGGTGGGCAAGCCGCTGGAGGTGCGCGAGGACTCGCGCGGGCTGTTCACCGTCACGCAGTTCAACAAGGAGACCACCTGGGGCCGGGACGCCTACGCCGCGATCAAGGCGGGCGACGTGACCGGGGTGAGCATCGGCTTCGACATCCCGCACGGCGCGGCTGAGTACCAGAAGCAGGACGGCCAGTCGACTCGCGTGATCAAGGAAGTGGAGCTGTACGAGTACAGCTTCGTGACCTTTCCCGCGAACGAGACGGCGCGCGTGCTCGGGGCGAAGTCGGCCGAGCTGGCGGAACTGGCACTGAAACTCTACGGGCAGGAGGGCGAGGCGCGTGGCCTGGCCGAATCTGCCGAACTGGCGCACCGGGTTGGTGCGCTTGCGGCGCGGCTGCATGCTGCCGCCATTGGCAAGGAGGTTGAGCGGTGGAAGAGATGAAGGCAGTTCTCGACGAGCTGCACCGCGTCCACGAGACTTTCAAGTCTTACAACGACGCGGCCGAGACGGAGCGCAAGAAGTACGGCACCGAGCTCGGGGAGATCAAGGAGCGGGTGGAGCGGACGCAGGACGCGCTCGACGCGCTCGAGGTGAAGCTGCAGCGGCCCGGCGCCCCGGCGGCCGAGGTCAAGGAGGACAAGTCGGTCCTCGAGCGGGCGGTCAGCAAGTTCATGCGGTCGGGCGAGCGCGGCCTGACGCCGGAAGAGGCGAAGGCGCTCAGCACGGTGGTGGACGCGGACGGCGGCTACCTGGTGCCGGAGAACATGCTGCCGGGCATCGTGCGGCTCAACCGGGAGTTCTCGCCGGTTCGGTCGCTCGCCTCTGTGTTCTCGATCAACCAGGGCAACAGCCTGAAGGTGCCGAAGCAGGGCTCGACGCACTTCACCGCGGGCTGGGTGGCCGAGCTCGGCGCCCGGACGGCCGGGACGTCGGGCACGTTCGCGCAGGTCGAGATCCTGGCGCACGAGATGTACGCGCTGCAGCAGGTCTCGCAGGGTCTGCTCGACTCGGCGAGCTTCCCCATCGAGTCGTGGGTCAGCGAGCAGGTCGGCGTGACCTTCTCGCAGACGGAGGCCACGGCCTTCGTGAGCGGCAACGGCGTCGGCCGTCCGCTCGGGCTGCTCGACGCGGCGGCCGGCATCGGCACGACCAACTCGGGCAACGCGAACCTGCTCACCCCGGACGGCATCATGGCCACCTTCTACGCGCTGGCCGAGCCGTACGCGGCCAACGCCACCTGGATGGCGGCTCGCGCCACGATCCGCGCGATCCGGCAGATGAAGGACGGCATGCAGCAGTACCTCTGGCAGCCGGGCCTGCAGGCGAGCGAGCCGGCCACGCTGCTCGGCCGTCCCATCGTGGAGGCCACGGACATGCCGGCGGTCTCGGCGGGTCTGTACCCGGTCATCGTCGGTGACTTCAGGCGTGGCTACTACATCGTGGATCACGTCGGCATCCGGCTGCTCCGCGACCCGTACTCGTCCAAGCCGTATGTCGAGTACTACTTCACCAAGAAGGTCGGCGGCGCTCCGGTGCTGGCCGAGGCCTTCCGCATCTGCGTGGTGTCGGCGTGATGAAGCGATTCCTGGTCCTCGCTGCTCTGGTGCTGTTCGCGGTTCCGGCCGCGTGGGGACAGGACAGCGGCAGCAACTACTTCGTCCAGGGAGGTAAGGAGCTGGTCATCGGCGGTGCCCTGACGGTCATCGACGGTGGCACGGTGACCATGGAGTCTGGAAGCACGTTCAGCATGGGTGACGCGATCTGTGACGCTGGCACGCTGGAGGTTGGTGGTGGGTTCGGTTCGACTGGTCTTTCGGTGACCACTGCCGGCGCCGTTAGCTTTGACGGGGCAATGATTGCCGGCGGCATCATGGAGATGAAGGTGGCCTCCGTGACGGTCGCGGATGACGCCGCCGGGACCAAGCCGGCTGGTGTGACTCCGATCACGGCCCCCATTGCCCTCTGTGTCTGCAATGACGCGACCGGATGCACGATGAGCATCGCCGAGCCGACCGTCACCAGTGGCTACGGCCGACTGCTTACCATCGTCTCTGCCGGCACTGGCAACTGCGAGTACGCCGATGCGGCTGGCGTCACCGAGCTTTCGGGTGCGCTGGTGCTCGGTCCCGCCGACACCCTGACGCTGGTCTACGCCAACGCGGCGTGGCACCAGCTCGCCACTTCTAACAACTAACCTGGAAGGAGACCAAGAACGTGGCTTCCAAGAACCTCCTGAGCTCGGTCAACCCGACCGGGTACATCTCCGTGCAGCAGGCCCAGCTGACCGGAGACAAGACGAACGGCACCATCGTGGACCGCAAGGGCTACAACGGGGTGCTCGTCCTCATCCACAGCTCGACCGTCACCACGGCCGACGCGAGCAACTACTTCACCCCGAAGCTGTTCGTGGGTGACAACAGCGCGCTCAGCGACGGCGCCTATGCGGCGGCTGCCGACCTGGACGGCTCGTTCGAGGTCATCAACGCGGCCGGCGACGCCGACAAGCTCTGGGTGGTCGCCTATACCGGGCAGAAGCGCTACCTGCGGGTGGACTTCGACGAGGAGGGGACGGCCGATGCGGTGCTCGGCGGGTACATCCTCCTGACCAACCCGATCTACGGGCCGGCGGGCTCGAGCAACAGCTGATGACCCCGGTGCGCGTCAAGATCCGGCAGGCCTGTGAGGGGTCTACTGACGGCATCCGCCTCACGCAGTACCAGGCGGGCCAGGTGGTCGAGCTGCCCGACCACCTGGCGCGTTCCTTCGTCGTTCTCGGTTGGGCCGAGCCGGTGCAGCCCGAGCCGGCCCATGCCGAGGTCAAGCCGGCCGAGACCAAGGTGGTCGAGCCGGTGGTGTTCAAGCGCGGCCGGGGCAGGCCGCGAAAGGGTAGCTGATGCCGACGACGGTGGTGCCGCTGGGTGATCTGCGCGAGTGGCTGGGGGTCGAGGTCGGGCAGCAGCACGACGACCTGCTCACGGCGCTCGAGGCTCGGGCTGTCGACCAGGTTGGCAAGCTCTGCCACCTGCGGCTGGCGGCCTCGGCCAGCGTGACGGAGTACCAGAACGGAAACGGGAGCTACGTTCTCTGGCTCGATTACCCGGCCACCGCCGTCGGTTCGGTCTCCACCAGGAACTACATCACCGACGCCTGGTCGGCGCTGAGCAGCACCGTCTACGAGCTCGACGGCCGGAAGCTGTACGGGCTGGACGTGTGGCCGGAGGGCCTGCGCAACGTCAAGGTGGTGTACACGGCCGGGTACTCGTCCCCGCTGTCGACCTCGATCCCGCGGGACGTGTACCAGCTGATCCTCGATTACTGCAAGCACATGTACCGGGAGGGCCGGGTGATGAGCCAGGAGGATCTGTCGCTCGACGGCTGGATGCGTCAGCCGTTCGTGGCGCAGACGCTTGGCCGGTACGCCCGGCCTCTGCTCTGATGGCGACGGAGGTAATCCGCGTCCCGCTGCCTCGCGCCTCGGGCGGCCTTG